TTCTCACGTCCAAGCCATTTTAACCAAAAGGTACTGTTTCTGCTCCGTTTGTACACAATACTATAAGCGCTTTTTGTACACATTCGTCCTCTAAGGTGATACAGTATTCTCATGGCGCATACACCCGACCTCCCAAAGAGCGAGGCCGATTTCCTAGCCTCCCTTTCCAAGGAGCAGCTATGGCGTCGTGTAAAAGACCTCAATGATGCAGGCTGGACCCTTCAGTCCATAGCCGACGCGTTTGACCCACCACGGCGTCGCTCAACCGTACGCTCCTGGGTTATCAAGGATACACCCGAGTGCATTTTTGTCACCGCGACCCCTACGCCTCCAAAGCCTAAGCCAAAGTCGAGACGTAAACGTCCACCGTCACCTGGGATTCCTGTAGATCAGCAACTTCAAATTGCAAGATTATCACCGCTAGCGCGACGCTATCGCGCCCGCACAAATCCAGGGTCTGCTTCTTTCACCGCGAATACCCAGTTAACTGTCATCGCAGGAGAGCTGTATCTAAAAGGTGTTACCGTATCTGAGCTAGCCCGTGCTTCAGGAGTTACCTATCGCGCGATGAAACGTAGAGTAGACAGGGCCAACTCACAATGAAGGTAAAACACGATTTCTTCCCTGCAACGATAGTTGCCGTCGCTCCCGGCGTTGTCGAGGATTTCACCACGGTGACGACAAACCTTGCGGATGTGCCTAACGGCAACAAGTACCTTGAACGCGTACGCGTCGTAGTTATGACCAAGGACGACGGCACGGACATTCTTATGGTCGCAGGTGATCACCACTCGGGACCGCGACTTATCTTCTCCGAGCGCTTAGCCAGCCTAAACTGGTCTGGCGACAAAACAAAGGATTCCCAGGCACTAACAGAGTCAGGGAAAATCATAGCGTTTCGTAAGACCCAAGGTTGCTCAACCTGCGGCAGCAGATTGAGATCTTGGAGCCCTTATAAAACCATGGACTCAGTAAAGGACCCAACCGAATGAACCTAGACACATACATGATTGAACGCATGCCCGTTGCGCACGTGATTATCCTTGCGCTCTTCGTCTATCGCGTTACACGCCTAATTACCATCGACGAGATCTTTGAACCCGTCCGCGCCTTCGTCTGGGACAAGACAAAAACAGGCTCCCACCTAGCGTATCTCGTAACCTGCTCCTGGTGCATCTCGTTATGGGTTGCGCTCCCAGTTGTGTTTTCTTATGCGTTTTTTCCAAGTATGACTATCCTAATCGGGTGTATATTTGCCCTGTCCGCTATAGCTGGACTTATAACTGCGCGCCTGGATTCATAATCCATGCACTCCGTTAATCAACGACGAGGAGTAATTTAGAGTGGCACTTTTCTCTAAGGACGACAACACTAACAACCGTCCTGTCTCTAGATCTCGTCGTATCACCGCGAGCGCTCCCCGTAACCCAAAGAAGAACTCTGCAGTTACACCTACGCCTATTCCTGGCGCTTACACAGCAGCGCCATATTCTGCACCTCGCCCTATTACAGCCGCGGCTGTTCAAATGAAGTTAGACGACAAGGGTGAGGTTGAAAAGTTTAAGCAACGCCGTAAAGGCGGATCTACCGACTGGCAGCATGAAGCCTGGGAGTACTACGACGCCATCGGCGAAGTTAAGTATGCGTTTAATCTTGTCGCGTCCGTCGTATCGCGTATTCGTTTATACGCTGCGGCTGTTGACAATCCTGCGGAGAATCCAGTAGCTGCTCGGGACAGTGATGTCATTGACCCAAATCTTGCGGCCGCCGCAGAACGCGCATTAGCACGCTTAGACTCCGCGTACGGCGGACAAGCTGGGCTTTTGCGGGACGCGGCATTGAACTTATCCGTTACAGGTGAATGCTATCTCGTGCAGTTCCCAGAGCGTAAAGGCTCAGGCGTTAAAGAGTCATGGGACATTCGCTCAACTGATGAACTGCAACTTGATGCAAAGAACCAATACACAATTGTTCCACGTCGTGACGTTTTAGCGTCTGGCTCATCTGGCCCTACACAGGGATATAGACTTCCTAACACGGCGTTTGTTGGACGCATCTGGAGAGCTCACCCACGCTACTCCGAAGAGGCTGACTCTTCAATTAAGGGTATCCTTGATCTTTGCTCTGAACTTCTTCTCCTCAACAGAACGTTTCGCGCTACCGCGCGCTCGCGTCTAAACGCTGGTGCCCTTTACTTACCAGACGGACTTTCTGTTGCAGCCAGCGCAGACCCAGACTACCCATATGATGACGAGAACGAGTTAAACCCTGGCATTACCGCCGAGGAAGCTGCGGACGAGTTTGAGGATCAGCTCATGGACGCGATGACGACTCCTATTCGTGACGAGGATTCAGCGTCCGCTGTTGTTCCACTTATTATTCGTGGACCTGCAGAGCTTGGCGACAAAATTAAGCAGTTTAAGTTTGAGCGCTCGTTTGACCCTGCACTTGCGCAACGTGCAGATCGCGTGCTCGAGCGTATCCTTCAGGGACTTGACGTTCCTAAGGATGTCGTAACTGGTCTAGCAAACGTTAAGTACTCCAACGCGCTACAAATTGACGAAGCGTTATACAAGGCACACATCGAGCCGTTGATGCTTCTCATCGCAGACGCGTTAACTGTCGTCTACCTACGACCAGCGCTTATCGCTGCAGGTTTTGACGAGGCCGAGGTTAAGCGCATCGTTGTTTGGTATGACCCATCACAGGTTGCTACACGTAATGACCGTGCAGCGGACGCTGATTCAGGATTTGACCGTATGGCAGTTTCCTACGAAACATGGCGACGCGCGCACGGCTTCTCCGCTGCAGACGCGCCGGACGCAAAGGAAATCGCAATTCGTCTTCTTGCCGATAAGGGAACTATCTCTCCGGAGTTCACCCAGGCAATGCTTGACGCAATCGCGCCAGAGGTTATGAACGCGGTCCGCGACGCGCAGCAGGCAAGCTCCGTAGCGCCTGTACCTCCTGAGATTCAACAGATCTTAGAACAGGCAGCATCTCCAGAAGCAACACCTGCAGAAGAAGAATTACCACCAGCATTACAAGAGCCGCAAGAAGGAGTACAGTAAATGCATCACGCCAACATGCGCGTAGAAAAGCCTGAGGTTGTAGAGTGCCTTGCCGATACATTAGGCAATGCAGTCCACTTGTACTTTAAGGCTCAGGGACATCACTGGAACGTTACAGGACGTGACTTCAGCCAGTTCCATGAGTTCTTCCAGGAGATCTACGAGGACGTTTACTCGATGTTTGACCCTCTAGCGGAGAACATGCGCAAGCTTGGAGCGATGGCTCCTTATCGTCTTGAGGATCTTATGAACCTCAGTCAGATGGACGACATGGACTGCGGTGCAGACGCAATGATGATGGTTCAAGATTTATATGCAGCAAACAACGTAATGATCATGTCTCTTGACAATTGCTTCCAGCTTGCAACAGCAGCAAACGAGCAAGGTGTTGCAGACTTCATCGGCGGACGAATTGATATGCAAAAGAAGTGGCGTTGGCAGCTAGCTGCGTTCCTGTCACCAACCGAAGCAGATATGCTGGGAAAATCTAAAGCTGTTCAACCTATAGAAGCAGACATGCCTTATAAGGACATGCCTGTAGTTGAGCAGCTGATGGACGACAACAACGGTTGCCCTCTTTGTGGCCCTGTTGGTTGTGTCTGCCCAGGATGCGATAATGGTTATTGCCTATGCGGTGAAGATTGCCCATGCCCGCAATGTCACATCTCTATGGACATCGCAGATGAAGAGTACGACCTAATGTTTTCATACCAAGAAGAGCGTGACGAGGCAATGACAGCCGCAGGCATTATTGTTGCCGAAGAGCAAGACCTTGCAGCAGCTCTCTTAGAGATTGCCCAGAAGCACGGAAAGTTTAACGAGGACCGAACAGGTATCTGGGCAGGATACACATCTGCTGCAGAGAACGAATACAAGGAAATTGGTGTTAAGTGCATCAACTGCGTCTTGTACGAAGGTCCTGGCGTTTGCAAGATTATTGCACAGCCAATTGAAGACGACGGCAAGTGCCGCTTTGCGGTTATCCCTGACGGAGTCGTTAAGGTTGAAGACAGCCAGATTACAGCTTCAGTTGATCTTTTAGATTCTTACGACTCTTCTGAGTTTGCA